GAGGAGGACGCAGCTTGATCATGGCCAGCTACGACGACGAAGTGCGCCAACGCCTCAAGACCGAACGCACCGCCGCGCACCACGAGCGCCAGACTGGCAAGGCAGGGGGAACGCCCGAGACGCTGGCCAAGCCCCGCGCCCAGACCCACGCCATCGACTGGCTGCTGAGCAACGACAAGATCGACCAGGAGGAAGCCTACGACATGTGGGCGATTGAATGGGGCTACAGGCTGGTTACGGAGGCTGTGAGCGCGAAACTCTCCAGCCCCTACAGGTCCGACCCCGGAGAGAGCCCCGAGCCTCTGAGCGCCATCCGCTGCCAGCGCAGGTACAGGGCGTGGGCGGAGGGTCTGGTTGTCTCCGGGTCAGCCAAGACATTTGCAGTTGTCTGTTCCGTTGCCGTGCATGGCATGGGGGTCAGGGCGGCGGAAGAATCAATCCCGGTTCGGCATGGCGATGGAATGGGGCTTTTGCGCGATGGTCTAAGCGCGTACCGGGACATCAAGAGAATTATCCGTTGAAACCGGGGACAGGATAGCGCATACTTCGGTTACTGCACGTTCGTGCGTCTGGAGCCTCGCCCTAACACGGCGGGGCTTCTTTGATTCTGGGGCACGCCATGACGAACGCGGAACTTCACGTTTCAGCGTTTCTGGCGGCCTACGGCGAGTGCCCGGTTCCGTTCCCCACGCTACAGGTCATCGTTGAATCGGTGACCGCAGACGGCGACCTGCTGAAGATCGACCTGTACGACGAACTGGCGGGCTGCCAGCGCTCATGGCGCTATCCCGATCCCGAGGTATGGGTTCCCGACGAAAACGGCGACGTTCCCCGTTACATCAGCTACGAGGACGACAACAAGAACGTGGTGGAGTTGACCATCATGGGCAGGATCGACCCTGTGGCCGTGGCAACCCCGGAGTTCCGCCGCCAAGTGGAGATGTGGCGCCAGTGACGACGCTGACCGTCCGCCCGACAGGAACGACAGCGATAGGGCGAGTAAGGTCGGGTGGGTTGCTCACCAACTACGCCACACTGAAAGAGACCTACGCGGCGGGCTCCGTTGATAACGGCACCGGAATCATTACACTGGGCCAGTGGACGGACCTGACGAACCTCGAAATCAACGAGGGCTTTTTCGAATTCTCGATGGCCAGTTTGCCGACAACGGCTATCGTGACTTCTGCCGTGTTCGAATACACGATGTTCAGTTCCAACCGCAGCAACGTCTGCGATCACCAACTGTTGGCGTTTGCTGCTGGCTCAATCACCAGCGCGGATTGGCGGGCGGCATCCACTCTGTCTGGATTCACGAATTACGGCACGCTGTCCGGCACCACGAGCTTTGCCGCTGACACAACCTACCAGGCCTCACTGAATGCGGCGGGCCGAGCGGCGGTCCAGGCGGCATCTGGCGGGACGTTCTCCATGATGTCGGCCAGCGACCATCTGATTGCAGGAACGCCCCCCACGGGCAACCACCAGTACACGATCCGCTCGGATGACGACACCACTTCGTCCTGGCGCCCGGCGCTGATCGTCACCTATTCGGAAGCGGTTGGTGTGCGTAACCGCACTGGCCGGAAACTCTCCACCATGAGGCTTGTCGCATGAGTAAATATCTCGGCGACTTCGCCACCGGGGCAACGATCTATTTCTATTTCGAGAGCTACAACGCGGCCGGCGCAAGTGTGACCCTGACGGGTTTAGCGGTAACGGACATCGAGGTTTACAAGAACGGCTCGACCACGCAGCGGTCCAGTGACGCGGGTTATACCCTGCTGGACACGGACGGCATCGACTTCGACGGTGTGACCGGCATTCATGGTTTCTCCATCGACACGTCCGACAACACGGACGCTGGATTCTACGTGGCCGGCGCCGACTATACGGTGGTCGTGTCGGCGGTGACGATTGACAGCCAGACGGTTACCTTTATTGCTGGCCGCTTCTCCATCGAGAACCGCAACACGAAGGCCAACGTCACTCAGTGGCTCGGCACTGCCGCTGCTACCCCGACCACTGCCGGCGTCCCCTCTGTGGACGTGATTACCTGGCTGGGCTCTACCCCGCTCGCCCTGTCCAGCCAGCGCCTCCAGGTTCTGGTGGGCTCGATCGGCACTAACATCGTCAACGCGGCGGCTCTGGCAACGGATGCTGTTACGGAGATTGCGGCGGGTGTCTGGAACGCGGTGCGCGCCAGCTACGCGACGGCCGGCACGTTCGGCGAAGGGGCTGCCAGCGTGCAGGGTAACGTGACTGGCTCAGTAGGCTCTGTAACGGGCGCCGTGGGCAGCGTGACAGGCAATGTCGGCGGCAACGTCACTGGCTCGGTCGGAAGCGTGACCGGCTCTGTGGGGTCCGTTACGGGCAACGTGGGCGGAAACGTCGCCGGGACCGTGGCGAGCGTCGTCGGCAATGTCGGCGGCAATGTGACGGGCTCCGTTGGGTCCGTGGCTTCTGGTGGCATCACCTCGGCAACCTTCGCAGCGAACGCTTTGGATGCTGTGTGGTCGACCGCTGTTCGGACACTGACGGCTAATACAAACCTGAACGACCCGACTGCGGCAGCCATTGCCACGGCGGTATGGACCACGGCGCTGACTGAAAGCTACAACGCTGACGGTGTGGCGCCCACACCTGCACAAGCCCTGTTCCTCGCGCTCCAGATGTTGACCCACTTCTCCATCAGTGGAACCACCCTGACCGTCTACAAGCTGGACGGCTCGACCACGGCGGCCACGTTCACTCTTAACGACGCGACCAGCCCGACCAGCATCACGCGCACCTCATGAGGATCGTCACCCGAGGCTACGGGGTGTCCATCGCATCCATTGTTGTGCGGGGATATGGGGCCTACGGCGCATCCACTGGCGGAACGTGGGCGCAGATCAATCCTGAAATCGGCACGTGGACCGAACAGGGCGAACAATCAACAACGTGGACCGAGACGCCGCCCGTCCCGACAACGTGGAGCTGACCATGGATCTGAAAGTCCTTCTGGAAGAATACAAGGCCATGCTGCCACGCACCCGAGACGGCGACCGCGAGCAGGTATTGGCGGCCATTGCCAAGACTGAAGCATCCATTGCGGCTGAAGACGCACCCAAGCCGCGCCGCAGAAAGGCAACCAAATGAGCCTTCAAGCAACAATCTCCCCGACCGCACTGGACCGGGACGGCATTTGCCTTTCCCAGACTCCCGGAGCGGCGGGCAATCTGACCATTGCGGGCGTCCTCGCATCGGGTGGTAGCGTCACCTTCACAGACCCCCAGATCGTCGCTGTGTACTCGGGCTCCAACATCGCGGCCCGCGTGTTCACCGTCACCGGCACGGATCGTTTCGGCGCGGCGATGAGCGAAACCATTACGGGCGTCAATGCCTCGACGGTCTCGGGCACGAAGATGTTCAAGACCGTGACCCAGGTTGCTGTTGATGCGGCAACGGGCGCGGCGGTTGAAGTGGGCGTTACCGGCCTGCTGAAGTCTGGCTGGTTTGTTGTGAAGAACAACAAGCCCGGCGCTGGCCTGACGGTGGCCGTTGACATCTCCGGTACATGCACGTTCAGCGTTGAATACGCCATGGAGCCGCTGAGCCGCGCCGTGGCTGATGACAGCCTGTACGGTTGGACGGAAACGGCAGGCTCGGGCAAGACCGCTGACGTGTTCCTGCCGATCACCACGCCAATCTATGCCGTGCGCCTGAATGTGACGGCGTTCACCTCGGGCACGCTCAAGCTCTACATCCGTGAATCAATCAACGGCTAACCAGGAAGGACGGTGATCTGCGTGGGTAAGAAAAAGGGTGGTGGCAAGAAGTGCTGAGCGATGTCTGATAAAACAGAGGACAAACAGCATCTCTTCAAGCCCGGCCAGTCAGGCAACCCGGCTGGCCGGCCGAAGGGTGCTCGCAACAAGCTGGGCGAAGAATTCCTCAAGGCTGTGCTGGAAGATTTCGCTGAGAACGGCGTCGTTGCCATTCAGGTGGTGCGCGCCGACAGCCCCGTCAAATACCTCGAATTGATCGCGGGCCTGTTGCCCAAGGAGATCCACGTCGATGGATCAGTTGACCACAACCATAGTGGATCGGTCACAGTATCCGAGACTGCGCGAGTGGTTGCTGAAGCTCTCGGACGAGCAGAGCAGCGCGCATCTAAGGAACCTCTGCACTAACGACCTGTTCTTCCTGCTGGTCTACGGGCTGGGCAGGGATGACGCGGACAATGACTGGTGCTTCGACCGCTGCCGAGAGGTTCAGGAATCCCCCAACGGCCACTTGGACCTGTGGGCGCGAGAGCACTACAAATCGACCATCATCACCTTTGCGCTGACGATACAGGATATCCTGAAAGACCCTGACGTTACGGTGGGCATCTTCAGCCACACCAGGCCGATTGCGAAGGGCTTCCTGCGGCAGATCAAGCGGGAGTTCGAGGCCAACGAGTTGCTGAAGGCGCTGTTCCCTGACGTGCTCTACCAGAACCCCGGCAAGGAGGCGCCGAAGTGGTCGGAAGATGACGGGATCATCGTCAAGCGCAAGGGCAACCCGAAAGAGGGCACTGTCGAGGCGTGGGGGCTCGTGGATGGCCAACCCACATCGAAGCATTACAAGCTGCGGGTATACGACGATACGGTCACACGGGAGTCTGTGACGACGCCTGAGCAGATCGCCAAGACCACGGAAGCATGGGAGTTGAGCGACAACCTTGGATCAGAGGGTGGGCGGGAGCGCTACGTTGGCACGCGGTATCACTTCGCGGACAGCTACGGTGAGATGATGCGCCGGCAGGTGGTAAAGCCCCGGATCTACGCCGCGACGGAAGACGGCACGGTAGAGGGAACTCCGAGGTTCATGAGCCGGGAGCGACTGGATGACAAACGCCGCGTTCAAGGCCCATACACATTTGCCTGCCAGATGCTGCAAGACCCGGTAGCCGACAACACGCAGGGCTTCAAGGAAAGCTGGCTGAAGTACTGGAAGCCAGACAACTGGCAGGCCATGAACCGTTACATCCTGGTGGATGCGGCAAGCGAGAAGAAGAAGGGCTCGGACTATACGGCCATGTGGGTTGTGGGGCTGGCGTCTGACCAGAATTACTACGTGATCGACGTGCTCCGCGACCGCCTCAACCTGACGGAGCGGGCGGATGCGCTGTTCAAACTGCACAAGAAATACCGCCCGATGGGTGTGGGCTACGAGAAGTACGGCGCCATGGCCGATGTCGAGCACATCAGGGACCGTCAGGCGCGAGAGAACTACCGCTTTCAGATCACCGAATTGGGCGGCCCGATGCCCAAGAACGACCGGATACGCAGGCTGATCCCCGACTTTGAGCAGGGGCGCTGGTATCTGCCGGAATCCTTGACGCGAACCAACTACGAGAAGCTGACCCGCGATCTGGTGTTCGACTTCGTGGAGCAGGAATACAAGGCGTTCCCGGTAGCGAGCCATGACGACATGTTGGACGCGCTGGCTCGCATCTACGAGGACGACCTGAAGCTGGTATGGCCGCAGATCACGACCGAACGGCGCGACGATTACGGCAGTTCCGGGCCGGGTTACTCGCCTTGGGCTGCATAAACGCCGTAACGGAAGGCTGAAAATGCCTTTCGCTCACCGGCTGGATACGCAAGCGGCGCATACCGAGGCTGTAAATGGATATTTGGCTATGGCTCCACGATCAACAGGTGGCACTCGATGAGCGACATGGAGAGCCGGGAGAGCGCGAGCCACGAGACGGACGAGCTGCTGCACCAGGCCCGCGCCCATTGGCAGGAAGCGTCGAACCACTGGAGCAAGTGGCGCGAGACGGCGAAGGAAGATTACGCCTTCGTGGCGAACGACCAGTGGGACAGCAACGACCGCCGCAAGATGGCGGACGAGTTGCGGCCGGCGGTGACGTTCAACCGCATCGGCACCGTGGTAAACGCCGTAAGCGGCAGCGAGGTCAGTAACCGTCAGGAGGTCAAGTACTTCCCCCGCGAACAGGGCGATGCTCGCGTTTCGGAGTTGATGACCAGCACGGCCCAATGGGTGCGTGATGGATGCGACGCCGAGGACGAGGAATCGGACGCCTTCACCGACATGATCATTTGCGGTCTGGGCGTGACGGAAACCCGGCTGGACTACACGCGCAACCTTGACGGCGACATCGTGATTGACCGCGTGGACCCGTTCGAGGTGTACGCCGATCCGAACGCCACGAAGCGCAACTTGGATGACAAGCGGTATGTGTTCCGGGTGCGGGACTACAGCCGCGAGGAGTTCAAGTTCTTCTGGCCCGATGCGGAGGTTCCTTCACCCGGTTCCAGGGACACGTGGGGCGCAGGCGCCGACGAGGATATCACGCGCACCAACTCCTATCGGGAAGGTGAATACCTCACCAACGATGGGCCTGCGTTCCCGGTGACGATGAAGATCCGGGTGGCTGAGTATCAGTGGGTTGAGTTCGAGACGGTCTACCGCGTGGCCGATCCTTCCGGGAAGATCGTCCCCCTGGATGAGAAGCGCTTCGAGGTCTACCGCAAGCAGCGCAACGACGAGATCAAGGCCGCTGAAGGTCAAGTAAAGACCCTTCAGAAGCAGTGGAAGGAAGCCGCTGCGGTCATGAAAGACACTATGCCGGGTGTCGAGACCATGCGACCCGAGGACGTGATGCAGCTTCCGGCGATCCCTGAGCCCCTGAAAGAGGGACGGGACTACGTGAAGCAGCGCAAGAAGGTGATCAAGCAGGCGTTCTTTGCTGGCTCCAAGGTCATCCAGGAGGGCGAGGCTCCGGTTCCGGAGTATTTCACCTACAACTTCATGACCGGCACCAGGGACCGCAACGCCAACACATGGTACGGCGTCGTTCGGGTGATGAAAGACCCGCAGCGGTGGGCCAACAAGTTCTTCAGTTCGATCCTGCACATCATCAACAACTCCGCGAAGGGCGGGGTGATGGTAGAGCGCAGCGCCGTCTCGGATGTGCGCAAGTTCGAGCAGGATTGGGCGCGTCCTGACAGGGCGACGATTGTCGAGAACCTGAACGGCATCAAGGAAAAGCAGCTCGCCACCTACCCGAACGGGCTTGCTGACCTGATGCAGTACGCCATCAGCAGCATCCGGGACGTATCGGGCGTCAATCTGGAACTGTTGGGGCTGGCTGATCGTCAGCAGGCGGGGGTGCTGGAAGCCCAGCGCAAGCAGGCGGGCATGACTTCGCTCGCAACCATGTTCGATGCCCTTCGCCGCTACAGGAAAGAGCAGGGGCGGCTGTTGCTGAAACTGATCAACGAATACATCGCCGATGGCCGTCTGGTGCGTGTCGTGGGTGATGAGGGCGCGCAGTATGTCCCGCTGATGAAGCAGGATGGCGTGCTTGAGTATGACGTGATCGTGGATGAGGCCCCGTCCAGTCCGAACAACAAGGAGCGGGTGTGGGGCATTATCCAGACCATGCTTCCAACCATCATGGCGATGCCGGCCGCTGCCCAGATCATGATGGAAGTTCTTCCGTACACGCCGCTGCCTGAGAGCCTGGTGGAGAAGCTGAAGACGCTTTCGCAGCCACAGGAAGGCGCGCAGCCTGACCCAATGCAGGAATTGCAGACGGCGCAGGCCAAGGCGGACGTAGACAACAAGAACGCCGACACGGCCAAGAAGCAGGCGGAAACGCAGAAGATCGCCAACGAGGCTGGCGTGATCCAGCCCAAGATGCAACTGGACGCTGCCAAGCAGATGCACGAGGCCACGCAGGGCGTCCACCGGGACTTGAGGCCACCGCCTCCGAATATCCCCCGCTAAAGGGGTTCGGCTGCCTGACCGATTCAGGCTTCATCACAAGGATGTAAACTTGAGCACGATCCCCAATGACGTGGCGCAGGAAACTGCGTCCGAAGAACTCGACGTTGCGGCACTTGATGACGCGGCCCTTGATACAGCGCTTAAAGGCCCGCCTGAGGAGGCCCCGGCAGAAGAAGCCGAAGCGACCGAAGAAAAGCCCAAATTCGTCCCCCATGCCGCGTTGCACGAGGAACGGCTGAAGCGGCAGGCACTGGAACGCGAGACGACCGAACTCCGCAACTGGCAGCGCCAGATGTTGGAGCGGTTCAACGCCGCAGAGGAAGCCAAGCGACAGGCCGAACTGCCACAGCCGCCTAGCATGGACGACGACCCGGTCGGCTATCTGGCCCACGAAACCAAGACCACCCGCGAACTGCTGGAGCGGGAACGGGTTGAGCGACAGCAGCGCGATGAACAGGCGCAGTGGCAGGCCTACGTCCAGCATGACCGGCAAGCATTCGTTGCCCAAACGCCCGACTTCGACACGGCCATCCAGTTTCTGGCCGAAAGCAGGCAGCGGCAGTACGAGGCGCTGGGATATTCGCCGCACGAGGTACAGCAGGCTCTGAACAACGACGCATTGGGCATCGCCACAACCGCCCGCGAGCGTCGGCAGAGCCCTTCGGTGATCCTTTACAACCTCGCACGGGCGGCTGGTTACACGCCCCCAGAAGACACAGCCTCCAAGCTGGCGACCATCGCCAAGGGGCAGGAAACGACCCGCACGGCCGGCGCAGGGAAGGCGAAAGCCCAACTGACCCCGGCTGATCTTCTCAACATGTCCCCGGAAGACTTCGATAAGCACTGGGACAAGGTGATGCGCTAACCGCCCTTCGGGGCTTCGTCACGCGGACGTGAAACGCTTCGGTGAGCCACCGTTACCGGCTTCTTCGCCCACAGCCAGCGTCAAGGGCTGAACCAAACCCCCTTTTCATCAATCAAGGAGTCTGATCATGGCTGAGACCAGCTATGGCGTGAACGACACCCTTGCAGTGAAACTGTGGTCGAAGAAGCTCCTCCAGGAATCCCTGAAGGAATGCTATGTGGGCCGTTTCATCGGCACTTCGTCCAACAGCCTTCTCGTTCGCAAGGATGAAACCAGCAAGTCGGCGGGTGATCGCATCACCGTTGGCCTGCGTATGCAGCTTTCCGGCGCTGGCGTCCAGGGTGACGGCGTGCTGGAGGGCAATGAAGAAGCCCTGACCACCTACTCGGACAACGTCCTGATCGACCAGCTTCGCCACGCGGTGAAGTCGGGCGGCAAGATGTCCGAGCAGCGCGTTCCGTTCAGCGTCCGCGAGGAAGCCATGAACGGCCTGAAGGACTGGTTCGCGGATCGCCTCGATGCGGCGTTCTTCAACCAGATCGCCGGTTACACCGACCAGACGGACACTCGCTACACGGGCAACAACGCGACCGTCGCCCCGACCGCGAGCACCCGCATCCTGGTCACGGAATCCGGTTCGACCACGGAAAGCCAGTTGGACAGCAATGACCAGTTCGGCCTGACGTGGATTGATCAGGCGCTGGTGATGGCCAAGACGGCTTCGCCGTTCATCCGTCCCGTCCGCGTCGATGGCAAGGACATGTACGTGATGTTCGTGCACCCCTACCAGGTGCGTGACATGCGGACTTCCACCACGACCGGCCAGTGGCTCGATATCCAGAAGGCGGCGATGCAGGGCGGTGACACGTCCGGCAATCCGATCTTCACGGGCGCTCTGGGCGTCTACAACAACGTCATCCTGCACGAGAGCACCCGACTTCCGGTGGGTACCAACGCGGGTACGCCGATTGCCACGGTTCGCCGTGCGGTGTTCTGCGGCGCGCAGGCAGCCTCGATTGCCTTCGGGCAGGGCTATGACGGCGTTGGCGGAGCGAAGTGGACGGAGAAGCTGTTCGACTACGAGAACCAGCTTGGCGTCTCGGGGTCGATGATCTTCGGCCTGAAGAAGAACGTCTTCAACAGCACGGACTTCGCCACCATCGTGGTGTCGTCCTATGCCGCCTCGACCGTGTAAGGAGGACTGACCATGGCAACCGGAACTGCGGGCACCACTGCCCGTGTCCTTCCCTACCAGGTCGTTCACTACCTGCGGAAGGATATCACCTACGCCAACGATGGGCAGACGCTCGTCATTGGCACCATCCCCGGCGGCGCCTGCATCATCAAGGCCGCGTCCGGTGTGAACGTCTCGACTGCCTTCAACGGCGGCTCGACCAACACGCTGGATATCGGTTACTCGACGGATTCGGGCACCGACAACCTCGCCACCCTGCTTGCGCTGGGCACGGCGAACTTCATCCCGTTGGATGAGGTGGTTGGTCTGAACTACGTGGCCACCGACACGATCATCTCGTGCAAGGTGGTTTCGACTGCGGCGGCTTCGGCCGGCGTTGGTCAGATCATCATCGCCTACATCCCGGCTGCGGGCTGATCAAGGCGGGGGAGGGCTTCGGCTCTCCCCCAATCTTGGAGGATTGAATGAGCACATTCGGCGATATGAAAACCCGGATCGCTGATGAGCTCTCACGCTCTGATTTGACGACCCAGATTGGTTTGGAAATTCTGACGGCCATCTCGCATTACGAGAACCAGCGCTGGTGGTTTGGCGAGACGCGGGCGACTGCCTCCACTGTCGCGTCGGTGGCTTATGTGGCCATGCCCACGGATCTTCTGGATGAGGATTCGCTGACGGTCACCCTGAACGGCACCAAGTACCAGTTGACCCGCAGGGCCTACGACTGGATCGACAAGGTGGACAGCGGCCAGAATCCGGGCCAGCCGTCCTATTTCGCGTTCTACCAGGAGCAGATCAGGCTCTATCCGATCCCGGATGCGGTCTACACGCTGACCTTCTCCTACATCAAGTCACAGACGGCCCTTTCGCTGGATGCGGACACCAACGACTGGACCAACGCGGGCGAGGCGCTGATCCGGGCGCGGGCCAAGGCTGCGGTGCGGATCAACTATCTGAACGATGCTGGCGCCCTACAGGAAGCGCAGGCCTACGCGCTCAACCGGCAGGACTTCCTTTGCACGCAGGAGGCGGTTGCCTACCGCTCCCTGAAACAGCGCTCCGACAATTACGTCTCCACCGGCCAGATCGAGCCGTGGTGCATATGAGGCAGACCCTCGCGTTTGCCGATTACATGCCGGATCAACCGGACTTCCAGAACCCCGGCGTGCCATTGGCCACCAATTGCGTCCCCAAGGCCAAGACGTTCGGGCCTCTGGCTGGGCTGGCAGGATATACCGCTGCCCTCGCTGCCGCGCCCAAGGGCTGCTACAGCTTCCAGCGGGACGGCACCAACTACTTCTTCGCTGGCACGGCTGTGGCGCTCTACCAGCTTTCGGCGACAAAAACGTGGACGAACGTCACCCGCTCGTCAGGCGTGGCCTACGCGACCGCTACAACCGACGCATGGCGCATGGTGGACTTCGGCACCTATGTGGTGGCCGTCAACGGCACCGATGCGACGCAGTATTTCGAGGTTGGCGTATCGACCAAGTTCGAGCCGCTGGCTGGTAGCCCGCCGATTGCCCGTCATATCGCCATCGTCAAACAGTTTCTGGTGCTGGGGAACCTCTCGACCGATACGACCAAGGTGCAGTGGAGCGCCCAAGGATCCCCGGTGGGCTGGACGGCGGGAACCGGGCTTTCGGACAGCCAGATATTGCCCGATGGCGGTGAGGTTGTTGGCTTGATTGGCGGTGAATACGGCCTGATTTTCCAGAGGCGAGCAATCCAGAGGATGGATTTCCAGCCTGGCAGCCCACTGATCTTCACGTTTTCGCCGCTGATTTCGGGCGAGAACGCGGTTGGCTGCATGGCGGCCGGCAGCATTGTGGAAGTACGGGGTGGAGCCTACTTCATCTCGGACAACGGCTTTGAGTATTGCGACGGCGTGAGCGTTCGGAACATCGGCACGCAGCGGGTCAACGACTTCTTTCTGAATGACGTGGATCAATCGCTCACCTACCTGATCTCGTCCACGGTGGACCCGATTTCGGGGCTTATCATGTGGTCCTATCCGGGCTCCGGGAACACTGGATCACCCAATCATCAGCTAATCTACAACCCGTTTGTGGATAAATGGTCGTATGCGGAGCAGACGGCGCAGTTTCTGTCGCAGGGGTACTCGTTCGGCTACACGCTGGACGATCTCGACGCCATCACCACCAATCTGGAGTTGCTGCCTTACTCGCTGGATAGCCGCTACTGGCAGTCTGGCACCCTCCTGATGGGCGGATGGGACAGCAGCAACAAGTTTGGCTTCTTCAACGGCCTTGCGCTCCAGGCGGTCATCGAGACGACCGAATGGGGCGGGGATTCCACGTCACTGGTCACGGCAGCGCGGCCGTTGGTGGGTGGAGTGGATACCTGCCAAGTGGAAATCGGCTCGCGCTACCGTCAGGCGGATGATCCGACCTATTCCACGGCGGCAACCATGGGAACGGTGGGCAAGTGCTTCATGCGCTCCAATGGGCGCTATCACAGGGCACGGCTGACCATTCCGAGCCAGACATTCTGGAGCCACGCGCAGGGCGTAGACATCGAATTTGAGTATTCGGGCGACCGATGAGCGTTGCCCAGCGGTTCGACAACTCACCGAGCGCACTGGCCCGGTGGGTGTCCTCTGTTGCCGACGCCATCAACAACCTTCATCCGAGGTCAAGGGGACGGTTCTGGAAAGAGGTTTCCGGGACAGTGACCATCAACGAGAACTGGACTTTCATCCTCTGCGACACCTCGGGCGGGGTGTGTACTCCGACCCTTCCCACGGGAATGCCGAAAGACCACGAGATCGTCATTCAGGACAAGTCTCTGGCGGGAACCAACAACATCACCATCACCCGAGGTGGGACGAACACCATCAACGGCGCGAACACGCTGGTGATCTCGACCAATTACGGGCGGAAAGTGCTGATTTCTGACGGGGCTGGGAAGTGGTACGCGGCCTAGTCCCGATACCGCCCGAACATGTGCGTCAAGTCTGGCCCCTGGTAGCCCCGCTGTTCCGCAAGGCCTGCGAAGGCTCGGATGTAACCCCGGATTTCCTGCGGGGCGTGTTCCTGACCGAACAGGGCCAATTGTGGGTGGTCTGGGCACCTGATGAGGCAAGGCCCGTCGCGTCGTTCGGCACGCAGATATTCGAAGGCAACAAGGCGCTGATCTTCGCCATGGGCGGAGAGGGCATCTCTCAGTGGATAGACCTCCTCCCAAGGGTTGAGCAGTGGGCGCGCAGGAATGGCGCCCGGCAAATGATCGTCCCCGACGCCCGTCTGGGCTGGTTGAAGTTTCTCAAGGACTACAAGGCCGAACGCCACGGCAAGACCGCCACGTTCAGGAAGGTGATCTAACATGCCCCCAGCCGCTCTAATCGGTGCATCAGTTGTTGGCGGCGCCCTGTCTGGCGCTGCGGGTAAGAAAACCAAGACCACGGTTGACCAGACCCAGACCAGCAATCCCTATGCCCCAACCATCCCGTACCTGAACGACATTCTCGGGCAGGCGCAGACCCTCTACAACAACAACCCGACGCCATCCTATGGCCCCTCGGCTGTTCCCAATGCGGGCGCGACGACCACGGCTGCCCAGAACGCCATCGTCGATGCGTCCAAGGCCCCCACGGGTCTGATCCCGCAGGCGCAGACGGCGCTCGGCAGCACGATCTCCGGTTCCATGCTGAACGCAGGACCGGGCAACGCGGCGCTGACCAATGTGGCCAATGGTGGCGCTGCCAATCCGGCTACGGGCAATGCTGCGGCACTGGCCGGCGGCTACAGCAACCCCGCGAACGGCTTCAATGCCGCTCTGATGACGCAGGGCTACAACGACCCATCCAAGGCTCTCTATGGCCAGATGGCGGGTATGCAGGCCAATGACACGTCCTCGGGCCTGTTCGGGCAGGCGGCCAATGCTCAAGCAGGGCAGGGTGCGACGGGCCTCTACTCGGATCTGGCTGGAATGCAGGCCGGGCAGGGTGCGACCAACATGTACGCCAATCTCGGCAACATGACCGGCAACGCTGATGCTCTGGGCATGTACGCCAACATCGGCAACACGCAGGCCAATCCGAACGCGAACGCGCAGGGTGTCTATTCCGGGCTGGCGACGGGCTCCGATCCCAATTCCCAGGTGTTTGGGAACATGGCGCAGGGCAATTTCAACCAAGGCGCGAACACCTACGAACAGCTTGCCAACCGGCAGTACACCGACCCGCAGACCAACGCGATGGCGGACTATTTGACGCCGTTCGCCAATGGTTCCCTGTCGAGCGTGGAAAGCAACCCTTACCTGTCAGGCATGGGTGACATCATCCAGCGCCGCCTGTCGGATCAGGTGGGCTCGATGTTCGGTGCGGGCAATCGGTACGGCTCCGGCGCGAACCAGCAGGTTCTGGCGCGGGAAACCGGCGATGCGCTGACCAACCTCTACGGGCAGGCGTATGAGTCCAACATGGGCCGTCAGTTGTCGGCGGCTGGATCTCTGGCGGGTATCGGTGAAAACCGGGCTGGCCGTGACCTTGCCTCCATGCAGGCGGGTGCGGCGGGCATGGAAGGCCAGCGCCTTGCTAACCTTGGCCAGCAGTTCCAGGGGGCTCAAGCTGGCGTCAACTCGTCTCTCGCCGGGGCGCAGGGTTTGGCCCAACAGTCGCAGTTTGCCGACCAGTTCGCCGCTCAGAACGCACAGGCGGGCGCGGCGGGTACGGCTGGCGTCAACCAGTTCCTCGACCAGTACAAGGCGCAGAACCTTGGACAAGCGGCGGCCGGCATCCAGAATCAGGGGCAATTCGCCGACCAGTTCAACGCCTCCAATCTTTCTCAAGGCGCTGCGGGTATTCAGAACCAGTCCCAATTCGGCGACCAGTTCAACCAGAACGCCCTTCTGGCGGGCGCACAGGGCCTACAGGGCAACCAGCAGTTCGCGGACCAGTATGGCCTATCCGCTCTCGGACAGGGCGCACAGGGCCTTGGGACGGGCGCGGCGAACCAGATCACGGCACAGCAGGGCGCGGCTAATTCCCTGTCCAACAACCTTGGAAACCAGTTCCAGGCGGCTCTGTCGGGTACGGGCCTGCAAGCCCAGATCGGCCAGAACAACACCGGCAACATCCTGTCTGCGGCGGGTGCGCTCAACCAGCAGTTCTCGAACGAGCGCGAGAACCAGTTGAACGCCACCAACAACGCCCCGGCTCTGGATCAGGCCCGCTATCTCGACGCCCAGCAGGCGCTTCTGGTTGGCCAGCAGCAGGACGCACTCAAGCAGCAGCAGGCGGCGGAAGCACAGGCCCGGTATCAGTACGAGAACAACCAGGCACCCTATGCGGCGCTGGATCAGTACCTCTCGACCGTGGGCTCCATCGCAGGCCTTGGTGGCACGACGACCAACCAGGGCACGTCTGTCACCAAACAGGGCGGCGGCCTGCTCAACGGTATCGCTGGCGGCATCGGTGGGCTTGCTGGAGGCCTTGGAGGCTTGGCGTCAGGTGTAGGCTCTGGCGGCGCGGCATTGGGTGGCATGAGTTCCGGATTCGGCGGTGGGGCCATGACAGGCTTCTCCATGCCACAGGTTAATCCGTTCTCCCTGATGGCCGGCAACTATGGCCTGTCGGGCTACGGCGGCAACAAACTCACTTTTGGATGAGGTAGACCATGAACCCGTTCAACATGCCGCTTTCGCCATTTGCGATGTTCCAGCAGCAGCAAATGCGTGTCGGTCCATATCAGACGCCCAATGGCCAATTTCTGGGCGGCGGCCCCGCGACTCTGCCAATTGGTGGGGGTTCCCAGCAGGAAATATCAAGGGCGCTGGAGGCTCAGTATCAGAGTGACATGGCCAGCGGTGGGTTGGGTGATGGCCAGAACCCATATGCGGACCCGAACCGTCTTGGCGGTGGTGGGATCGTGCCGAACCCTTTCGGCCAGACGCAGTATCCGCCCACACCCATGCCTGAACTGCCGCAGGCGCCGTCATACAACCCTGACGAGCCCATGAAGGCGCCGTTCGGGATCAAGATGACGCGGGGGCAAGCCGACTATCTAAAAGACCTGTCGGCGGGCATCGGTCAGGCGACGGATAACCCGTTCCTTCAGGCCATGGGGTACGCCCAGCAGAAGAAGGACGCTCGGGGTGCTTATGACGCCGAACGGGCGCAGAAGGGTTTCGAGAACCAGATCAAGCTGCGCGAGCTGGGCAATTCGGAGAAGTCGGCCAACGCCCCGAAATGGCAGATCGGCAGCATGTACGACGACGCGGGCCGCGAGCAGAAGATCATCTATGACGAGCGCGACCCGATGAACTATCGGCCCCTTGGTGGGTCGAAGCAGAAGGACATTGGCACGCCGGTCAAGATCATCGGCGCGAACGGCCAGCCGGTCTACTCGACTGCCGAAGATGCTATCGGCAAGACACCGTATGAGAAGCCCGACCGCCCGCAGCCCGGTTTCAGCGTCCGCACTAATCCTGACGGCTCGACCGAGTTTGTTTACGGCGAGAGCGCGGGCCTGACGAACACGAATCAGACCAAGGTTCAGGGCGATATCCTCGGGGCGCAGGATGGCATTGCCCGGTTGGATGCCATCAGCCGGGGCTTCAAGCCGGAGTACCAGCAGATCGGCACGCGCATCGGTGCAGCCATGACGGCCGGCCGCGAGAAGATCGGCATGAAGATTGACCCGAAAGACCAGCAGGCGCTGAACGAGTTCACGCAGTACAAGCGGGCTGCCACGGAAAACCTCAACCTGCGCATCAAGGAACTGACGGGCTCCGCCATGGGCGTTCAAGAGGCGGAGCGCATCGTCAGCAGCCTGCCGAACCCTGGGAGTGGCCTGACGGACGGTGACAGTCCAACCGAGTTCAAGGCAAAACTGGACGGCACCATCAAGGCGCTGAAACAGGTTGAGGCCCGTCGCATTTACACGATGCAGAAGGGCATCCAGCCCAACGCGATCCCGCTCGAATCCATGCCTGCCGTGATCGACAAGCGGGGCGATGAGATTGAGGCGGAAATCAAGAAGCGCAACCCGACCGCCTCACCCGACCAGATCAATCAGACCGTGCGCGATCAACTCAAGCGGGAGTTTGGCCTCTAATGGGATGGTCCGATAGCCTGCTGTCACCGTCGAGCCCAGAGCCGGAAAAGAAGAAGTCCTATGCGGACGACCTTCTGGCTCCGCCCGCCATGAATCTTGACAACCCTCGCATCACAGGCACCAGCCCGCCGTTCGGGCCGCCCGATCTGGAGCAGCAGGCTGCCGCGCAGTTTGGCGAGCCCGACAAGCCCAGCCGTTCCCTTATCGACATGCTGACGGGGCGAGACAAGCGGACCCCCGCCACCGATTCCGCGCCTGAGATCGGCAGCCTGATGGGCGGTCCCGGTACCAACGCCCGGATGACGCTTGGCATGTTAACGGCTTCAGATCCCCGGCAGATGGCTGACATCGTAAAGGCCAACTATCCCGACGCGACCTTCGACACTGACGAGAAGGGCAACGTGTTCGTCACGACAGGCGGCAAGCGCTTCCAGATGGACAAGCCCGGCCCGACTGATCAGGACGTTCTGGCCGGCGCTGCCGAAGTGGCATCATACCTTCCCGCCGCCCGTTTGGGTGCTATGCCGAAGACCGGCATGGGCAAGGTTGTTGCATCCGCGACAGGCGCCGCAGCCACGTCTGTTGCCCGTGACATGGGCGCCAGCGCCGCTGGTTCACAGCAGGGTGTCAACATTCCCCGCGCTGCGTTCTCCGCATTGGGTGAGGCTGCTCTTCCGGCTGGTTCTGCCGTCACCAAGAAGATATTTGGTCGTAACGTCCCAATGCAGCCGGGCGAGATCACGCCTGACATGATCACCGGCACGACCGAGGCGGGCAAGGCTTCTGGTATTGACCTGTTCCCCGCGCAGCGGACAGGTCTGGAAGACCAGCTTATCAAGCAGCGGCTGGTGTCCCAGCTTCCGGGTGGCGCCCAGATATCGGCAGCGGCGCTCAAGAAGCAGAATGCGCAGGCCTATGATGCTGTCATGCGCTTTATCGATGGCATCGCCCCTCCCGGCGCGACAGCGACGGGCCCGGCACGGTTCCGGTCTGCCGCTGAAAAGCTGAACGACTCCATCAAGACCGCCCGCGCTGAAAGGGCATCCCCCCTGTATGAGAGCGCTTTTCGTGAAGGCGCCAAGATCGACGTGTCTCCCGTCCTCGAAATGGGTAAAGGCATCGTCAGCGAATACCCGGCAGGCGGCAAGATCGCGTCTCCAGTGGCTCGTGCCGTCAAGATGATCAATGCGGCCGGCGGCGATCTGAAGAAGCTGCATAACGTCAAGACCGAGATTGACCAGATCATCGCGACCGGCGTGGCCAGCAGCAACAGCAGCCCGCTCCAAGGTACAGCGAAGCGCGAACTGGTGCGTATTCAGGACGCCTTGCTGGAGGCCATGGATAATGCCAGCCCGACCTATGCCCAGGCACGCAAGATGTTCCGCGAGAACAGCGGGATTATTGACGAGGTGGGCCAGAGCGTCGTCGGTCAAGCGGCCGGCGTCAAGGACACCAACCTGAAAGACCTGTCGGGCAAGATATTCGACCCGAAGGAAACCAACCCCGAGGTCATCAAGCGCACGCGGGAATTGATCGATAGCGTCGATCCTGGCGCATATGACGAGCTGCTTCGCGTGGAGATGGAAAAGCGTATCGGCTCCATGAAGGTTTCGCAGGAAGGCGTGCAGAACGTCCCCGGCCAGATATGGCGCAGCGTGTTCGGCAATGAGAGCCAGCGCAGGAGCCTGTACGGCGCGTTGAGGCCGGAACAGCGCTCTGTAGCGCAGCAACTGGAGTTGGCGCTACAGGCGGCATCCAAGGGGCGTGCGCCGGGCTCTCCGACCATCGCCTACAACGAGGCCAAACAGGAGATGATGAGCGGTCCGGTTTCCGTGCTTCGCCAGTGGATTTCATCCCCGATGAAGGCGGCATCGCAGATGGGTGAAGAGGCATGGGTGCGACGGAAGGCAAACGCCATCGCCAAGGTCATGTACGACCCGGCATTCAACAAGGACGTGGACGCAGCGTTGAAGATGATGCGCTTCGACGTGAATAGCGGCAGCCAGCAGCTTTACCGGATTCTTCAGTCAGCCATGGGTGCAGAGGCCGGGAACGCTACGGAAGATATGTGAAGGCCTTGGTGACGCCGTAGATCACGGCAACCAGCAAACCAACGGCAACAACGTATTTCATCGCGCCGCCCAGCGTGGCGGTGATGACCTCGCCAATGCCGTCGAAGAATGCGGCGATCTTGTCTTCCAGTTCTTTCACTGGCACGTCCTGAGTGCGCCGGTCCCGATACAGGTCGTTCCGTCCGAGTTCATGTAGGTACCCGTCCGGTTATTGCCGAAGTACAGGTTCCCCTCGCTGTCGGTGCCGTTGTAGCTGCCGTCGCGGTTCTGGCGCTGGGTCCACATCGTCCCGGTAACGGGGTTGTTGCCATAGATCGTTGCCCCCTGCCTGTCGGGGTGGACGGTGTAACTGTTTCCAGACCAAGGATCATAGCGGTGATATGGGGTCTGCCCGTAGGCGGGCAAGGCCAGCGCGACGACTGCCGCGAATATAGCGACTTTGAGCATGGGTGCCTCCATTTCGGGGAACTATGCGCCCACTTCCCGAACACGACAAGAGGTAAGCAATGGCCATCAAATCCTGGTCCACCACTGCCGCGTCCAACGTCAATTCATTGACCGCCGTGGGTCTGGGGTTTGACGAGAACCAAGCGCCGTCACTCCTGAACAACGCCGCCCGCGAATTGATGGCGCAGGTTGCCGCCTTCGTGGCCGATGCCTATCAGGGCAAGTGCCCCTATTACGCGGCGGGCGGAACGGCGAACGCCATCACCGTCACTGCAAACCCTGCGGCTGCTTCCTATGCGGCCGGCATGGGCTTCGTCATCCTTGCGGGCTCGACCAATACCGGGGCGACCACGATCAACGTCAACGGTCTTGGCACGAAGGCCTTGCAGTTCCAGGGTAACGCGCTGAAGGGCGGCGAGGTCATCGCCAACCGTCTGTTCATCACCTACTACGACGGCACGCAGTTCCAGTTGATGACCGGCTTTGTCCACATGGTGCAGGACACCACGAACAAGCATCTGGGCATTGGATCGGGCGTTCTCTCGGCTGGTACGGGTGGCACGAGCGAAGGCAACATTGCGGTCGGTCAGGCGGCCATGGATGCCCTCACGACCGGCTATGGCAGCACGGCTATCGGTGTCGATGCGCTCGGAGCGGGAACCACCGTCCAAGGCTGCGTGGCCATCGGCAACCAAGCGCTGTGCACCGGCACGGGTCCGGGTTCCAGCGTCGCCGGGGGCAATGATGCGCTCTATTCGGCGACGGGTCTGGGCAATGTCGGCATCGGGCGTGGTGCGGGTAGCTCTATCAGCACCGGCACCTATAACGTCGCCATTGGACATTGGGGCGATGGCCCGCTCGGTACACTGACGACTGGCAGCTATAACGCCTTTGTTGGCAATCAGGCGGATGGTGCGGCATCGAGCACGACAAGTGCCGTTGCCATCGGCGCCAATGCTGTTGCCGGAAGTGAAGGCATCGCCATCGGTCGAGGTGCGGTGGCCGGCGCGAACAAGCTGGCTCTTGGATCGGCCACCTACGCTCTCTCGACCCAGACCACCATCGGCGCGAACGGCGCGGCTTCTGCGCTGACCGCGAACCCTGTCGGATACCTGGAGGTCGTCATTAACGGCACGGCCCGGATTATTCCCTACTACACCAAGTGATTAAGAGCGCCCGCCCGACGCTGGCTTCAACAACGCCGGGCAGGGGACTTCCACGCCACTCCTGATTGAGAGGAGCCGACATGGCCAACGATCAACGCACGATTCACGGGGCAGAAGCAAGATGGAGGCGCTGAAGTGGATACTCACCCTTCTCTGGCCGCCGCTCCACAATGACCCACACCTCAACAGATGGCAGCGACACATGGCGGCATCAATGATCATCGTGGCAACGTCGATAGTTGCCCTCAGCCTCGCGGCGACAGGGCGATTGGAAAGCGTCGGCATTGATGGGTTCGCATCCTCGAAAGAGGTAGCTGAGGTCAAGAAATCGACCCAGAACATCGAGGCGCGGATCATCCTTCAGGACATCTACGAAACCCGGAAGGAGCAATGCCGTGCCAAGGAAGATGACAACGCCCCGGCCACGAAGCCCGCGATCATGCGCCGCCTCGATAACCTGATGTCGGACTACAAGCGCCTGAAGGGCCAGGAATACACCCTCCCATCGTGTGATGAAATCTGATGAACCGTGACATATTCTTCCAGCACATCCGGCAGGACCCGTTCTCCGGCGGCATGAACGCCTCCCAGGTGTCAGGCGTCAACGCACTGCTGGCCGCGTGGAACCAGAGCCTCGACGTGCGGTGGCTGGCCTATGTTCTGGCGACGGTCTTTCATGAGACGGGCGCCCGGATGCAGCCCATACGTGAGGGGTTCGCCAAGACCGACGCTCAGGCACGCCGCATCCTGAAAGGCCGCCCCTATGCCGATCCAGACCCGGTGACGGGCCAAGCCTATTACGGGCGGGGATATGAGCAATTGACGCACAAGGCGAACTACGAGCGCGTCGGGAACCTGCTGAACGTGGATCTGGTCAACAACCCCGATCTGATGCTCGACCCGGCCATTGCCATCAAGAGCCTGATGCTGGGCATGACCAATGGGCTCTACACCGGCAAGAAGCTGGCCGACTACTTCAACGCCCGCGTGGACAACCCCATGGGAGCGAGGCGCATCATCAACGGCACCGACCGTGCTGGGCTGGTGGCTGGGTATCACCATGCGTTCCTGACAGCGATCCAAGCTGCGAACGGAGAAGAGACTGTCGACGCCGGCGTCGACACCCCCACCACGCGCAAAACCCCAGCCCCGCGCTACCAGGAAGAACTGAAGCCCCTCAGCCAGTCCAAGACGATCTATGCACAGAGCGTGGTCGGCGGCAGTGCAACCGGGGCGGCAGTCACCAACGAGATCAGCGACAGCCTACAGCAGGCGCAGGACACAGCATCTCAACTGGCCATGTATCTGGAATGGGCGAAGTGGATATTCCTCGCCCTGATCGTCGCCGGGGCGGTGTGGACGATCTACGAGCGCATCAAGGCGCACAGGGAAGGGAAACGGTGATCGTGCTGTGGAGCAAATACGACAGGCGCCGCCGTGGCGTCGAATAACAATGGAGAAAAACGTGCGTACCATCAACGACCACAAGGTTAATCCGGCCAATGACACCATCACCGTCGAGGTGCTGGACGAGCCGGGTGCGGGCGGTGCCTGCCATGAATATCTGGTGTCCATCCCGAACGGGGACACCTATCCGATCAACTTCCAGAACGGGCCGATTGCCGAGGCTGGTGTGAATGGCCTGACCCATGAGGCGCTGATTGCCATCGTGGTCGACCGGATGCGCTCGTTTCAGGCTGGCCCCTATGCCTGCCGCGAGAACGCGCTGGCCCTGACCAAGCTGGAAGAGGCCCAGCACTGGCTGCATCACCGCACCAAGGCCCGCATGGATCGCGGGGTCGAAGGGACACACAAGGTATGACCAGCATCCTAGCCGCCATCCGCCTCGCATGGACCTTCCGCCGCTACATCGCCATAGCGGCTGGGGTTATTGCCCTGATAGGGGCGCTGGTGTGGGCCGTGGATGCGATAGGCGATGCCCGAGAGGAAAAGGTGCGCGCTGAGTACGACGCGCGTGACAGGGCTGCTGCGGTCAAGCAACTGACCACCATCGCCAACGAGAACGCCGCCATCGCCATCGACATTCAAGCCTTCGCCGACAAGAAGGCCGAGGTGAAGGCCACCCGCTCCAACCGTAATTGGGAACAGTCCGAAAGGCTGAACAATGACCTGTTCAAGAAAATCGCCAACTCTGCGCCCGGTCCCTGCAACGCTGCTGATATCGGTGCTGTGTCTGACGCTATTGATTGGGTGTGGAGCGAAGCCGCCAGAGCCGGTGATCCACGCGCAACGGGTGGAGCAGAAGGTGGACCGCGACCTGACGGCACAGACTCCCGCACCATTGCCGCCCCGTAGGGCTGACTACCGAGACGCGGATAAATATAATGAGGCGTTGGGCAGATACATTGCCAATAGTTACGTGTCAAATGTGCAGTGCAATGGTAGAATAGCGGACATCGAATTGCTGCACGGAGAACATAGTGCCACGATGGAATCAACCGGTAATTGAGAGGTTTTTGTCGCGTGTCACAAAGGGCGTCCGCCCTGATGATTGTTGGGAGTGGACGGCGGCGACAAACGATTCTGGTTATGGCGTCTTTGGGTATAATTCTAAGCAGGGGCGAGCTCATAGGGCGTCATATGAGTTCTTCATTGGCGAGATACCTAGAGGTTTGTTTGTCTGTCATCGTTGTGATAACCGCAGATGCGTTCGGCCCGATCATCTTTTTCTGGGGACCAACGCCGACAACATGAGGGATGCTGCCGCCAAGGGGCGCATCGTCGCTCGCAATAAACAGAAAACCCACTGCCCTAGAGGGCACGAGTATGACTACGTGGAGAAGGACGGTTCAAGATCCTGCCGCCAGTGCAAGCGCTATCTTAGGGAATTAAGACGCCGCGCTACCGGCTCAGGCAGTCCAGCCGTGCGCCCTGCCAAGCCCGCTCCCTGACGGCAACGTCTCGACCCTGATCACCGCCCTTCTGGATAGCTGGGAAGCCCAGAGCCAGTGCGAGGTCAAGCGCCGGGCGGTCGTGGATTCCTATGAAGGGGCGCGGGTGCTGAATAACGGAGCCGCCCCATGAAGCGCAAACTGAGCCTATCCGACCTGAGATTCATCGCCCGTTTTGCCGAGACGTGGGCGCTGGTCGCCG